AGATGGCATTGGTTGCTAATTCGTACCAAGGCAACTGTTCCCGAACGTGTTGGTCAAAACCTTTGGCTACATCATTAGTTTCAAATGTCCAAGACCGTGGAACGGTCAGGTGATGCGGTGTATTGGTCATCAGTCTTTTGGCAGGTAACCAAACTGCTTTCGCAATTGGTTGTTATAGAAAATCGTAGGGCTAGCGATCTGTTGTTGCATTTGAGATGCGATACCAGATGCGCCTTGAAAGGTGTCTTTCTGTCGCTTGACTATCCAGTCAGGAACAAGGTCTTTAGCAGCTTGCTTAAGCAGTTTTTTCCCTGGCGGTGATTCAGCCTTGTCGAGGTTGATAACGCGTTCTACTAGCTGTTGCTGCATGAAAGGTAAGCGACATTCGACACCAGCTGCCATGAATGCTTTGTTGCAGCGAACGAAATTGCCACGGGACATTTTGGCGAGCTGTGCGTGACGGAGCTTAATGAAGTCAGAAGTAGTTTTAGCTTTTGAGGCTTGGATGCAGAAGTTGCCATAACCACCAAAGAGTTCATCTGCTGCCTCACCTGATAGACATGCTTTAAACCCTTCTGCAGCAATGCGTTGCGCTAGGGGAATACAAAGGATGGCAATTTCAATTTGCGCTTTGCTGCTGATTTCGATTGTATGAATCGCTTGGTCAATGAGATCAGGTGTCGGATCAACCGGCACTTCGATTAACGGAACTGATAGGTCAGAGCAAAGGCGTCTAGCTGCTGTGAGATCTGGTGAATGACTGTCGAATGATGCTGTGAATGCCGTGACGTTGCTGGATTGCTGTTTAGCTAAAGCCAGGATGAGGCTGCTATCAAGACCACCAGAAATCAAACAACAGACTGGTGCATCAGCATGCAGGCGTTGCTGTACACCATCAGTCAGCAATGAAAGAACGTCAGTGACAGTTGTGTATTGATGGCTTGGGAGCTTGTAATGCTGAAACCATTGACCATTAGTCAAGTCGAAACCGTAACCAGGCGGAACAGCAATTGGTTTTAGGTTGGCTGAAAATGCCTTACGTTCTGACGCGTAGAGATAACCGGTTTTTGTTTTAGCAACGTATAAAGGAATTTTGCCAAACGGGTCACGCGCTAAATAATGGTTGCCGTGCTGATCTGAGAAAGCAATGGCGTACATGCCATCGATTGCTGAAAGGCTGTTGATGCCTTGACGGGTAAGAAGATCAGCAAATGATTCAGTGTCGCCTGTGGTTTGGAATTGATGAGGCGACTTAGCTTTGAGTTTGCTGTAGTTCCAGACTTCACCGTTGAATGACAACGTGGTGTCTTGATGGCTGAAGGGTTGCGCTGATGCGTCAGTGAGATCAACTAAGGCAAGACGTACATGACCGTGAACCATTGGGCCATGGTGCTTGATGCCTATGCCATCAGGGCCACGATGAATGATGCGATCCAGCATCTGCTGAATGACTTCAGTGGTGGTGTTGATACCACCAGCTATGCCACACATGAAAGGATCTCCTTTTCGATAGTGGCTGCAACCTGTTTCATCATGAGCGGCGGTACTGCCCGCCCCATTCGCTCCCATCGTTTCAAAAATCCACCAGTCAAGCTGAAGTCGTCAGGGAAACTACAAAGACGTTTAACTTCAGGAATAAATAAAAACCGTGGTTGATCCCAGTGATAATGAACACAAGTAGCTGCAATAGTTGGCGAAGGTTTACGAGGATGTAGTTTGCAATTGTTAAAAAATGACGCTTTGCCTGATTCAGCTTCACAAGCAGCTGAAAAATTATTACCTGGAGTTGTTTTGGTCCATAAGCGAAATTCTTTGGTATTTTCTGAAATTATTTTAATTTCGTCTTCTGTCGGTGGGGTAATGCCTGTAATGGCTTCTTCAACAGTATAAACGTACGGGAATGGTTTGGGATGAACCGGAGCGATGTTGAGGTCATTACGTACACCAATGAAAATAGTGCGTTGCCGTCCTTGAGGAACACCGAGCCATTTTGCATCTAAGACTTTACAAGAAACGTTATAGCCACAATGTTTTAGTTCTTGAAGGATTCGTTTGAAATAACCTTTGGCAGTACCTTTTACGAGGCCGGTAACGTTTTCAGCCACAAAAACTTTAGGTTGAACACCTTCAAGGATTCGAGCGTATTCGTAAAAAAGATCATCTACGCGTTGCGAACCATCGCTGTAGTCCTTGACTTTCCCCCAGCCTTTTTCACGGCTGCCTGCTGTTGAAAAAGCAGAGCACGGTGGCGAGCCATCAAGAATGTCTAATTCTCCTTTGGCTACACCTGCCCGTTCTAAAAGCTGCTCTGGTTGCAAATCACGGATGTCTGAAGTGTCGAGATAGCTATCAGGATGGTTGGCTTTATAAGTACGTTGTGCTTCAGGAATAAATTCAAGAGCATAGGCAACGCGATAACCAGCCATGCGATAACCAAGGCAAGAACCGCCGCAGCCTGAAAAGGTACTTGCAACGGTGTAACCATTCCAAGGCAGGTCTTTAATTTCCTGCATCAAAGGTACACGGTATTGAGGCTTATCTATAACAGTCAAGATGATTTACCACTCCATTCGTATCCACAAGATGGGCAGCGATGTTCGGTAGTGATGTCGTCGTCTACTTCGTCAAAATCTTGGGGTGGTTCTAATTCAGAAACAGGATCACCCGTGATGGAATTAAGGTCTTCTGGGGTAAACCAATCGTTGATGTCATGCTCTTGCGATAGCGTATGAAGCATTTCTTGATCCCATTCAGAAAGATCAGAAGTGCGGTTGTCAGCAAGAGCTAAACCGATTTTTTGTTCTTCTGAAAGGTTAGTGCGTTTGATAGCAATGATTTCGTCACCATCAGTTTCGATGATGCGTACGTTTTGAATACCTGCTGCTTTAGCGCCGTCAACCGTTCCATTGCCAGCAAGGATACGGTTCTCTTCATCAATGACAATGCTGCGAGCAGCACCGTAACGTTGCAATGATTCTTGGATTAGCTGTGAAGACCGATCAGTTCTGCGCCGTGCATTTTTATGATCTGGCTTGAGAGACTTGATTGATGCCAAGCTAAATAAAGCTGCTTGATGGATAGCGTAGCTTATGAATGCAAATGTTGATTAGCTCGTTGCCAAGCTTTCTGCATTTGATGAATTTTAGGAGTGATCAAGTGATGGCTAGTCACCCATCCTTTTTGATCTCCAAGGGTTATCTGTACTGTGCCATCGCTTAGGTTGCGGATTCTGGCTGCGGGCATAGGCAAGCTTGAGTCGTTGCTCATAGAGAAGAAAAACGTTTAGATCATTAATACGCTGCTGCATACGCAGGGTTTCGTCAATAGCCATAAGACTTTTGTTGTTGTAGGGGTTGGCATAAGCACAACCCCTATGAACGGTTACTAAGAGTAAGTTGGCTGGCCTGCTTCTACTAATTTATTTCGCATGTGTTGATACATGACTGTTGCGTCAGCAGTGTAATGCAGTTCATCTAAAACTAAACGAGCGTATCCGATGAGTAGATGTCCTGCTTCTTGATGACCCCCAGGACATTTGCTAGCAAGAGCAAGAAACGTATTGATATTTGCCCTCCCTTTTAATTTAGTGCTGACTCGTCTTTCTTCAAAGTATTTAGTGTTTTCAGTTTCTAATTTTTTAATCGTGATCGCATCTATAGTTGTTCCCACTGATGTGAAATGCGGTTGCAGAATATCTGCACAAGCATCAGCAAGGAGATCGCCTTCTCGACCTTGCTTTGGTGGCCCCCATACAAGCACCTCTGTGCCGTATGTCAGCTCAGTAATCCATTCTTGATTGAAGCAGTTACAGATGACTGTTTCACCTGCTAGCTCATGTGGGGCTTTGACTTCAAGGATTACAAGGTCTGATCGTTGTCCAGCAGGTCGCTTGTAAAAGCAAACGATTTTTTCTTTAGCCATGATGAAGATGACGATGAAGGTGAGTGTGAATTGGTGTCGGGGGCTTGATCAGTCGTAATAGGCACCACCCAATTACGACTGCCCTGCTTTCCTCAATGCCATGAGTGTTGTATAGCTTTCAGCCTGCTGTGTGAGACCAGGCATCAGGCGCCCCGACGATGATTAGTCGTTGCTTACCTCTTCAACAGTGAATGTGAAGCCACAATCAATAGCATCATTTTTCAAAGATTGGAGTTCGCGTTCTGTGTAGGCGTATTCGGTCCATTCGAGGTTTTCATCAAGGAAAGCTTCGACGTAATAGGTAGGAGAAGACACGCGAGAAAGCTTAAGGAGGTTGTTTGCTTCTAGTTTGTCTTGTGTGGCTTGAAATTCATCAAATAAATTAAGCCAGGTGTGGTGATAACCAAGCATGGTGTAAAAGCAAGAGAAAAGAAAGCCCTGTCTCCAGGGCTGATGTAATCAGTCCCAGGTGTTGTGGTACTGAGGGCGACCATCCCAGATGCGGAAATACTTGATGCTGTCAGAAATGCCTTCGATGCTGTCGTAGCGCTGAATGCGCTTACGGAAGATGTTGCAATCTGGAGCTTGTACAGACGTGTCTGGGATTGCTTTGCCGTCGCCTTTACCGTCATCGCCAGTAACGATGCGACCGATAGGACGAAGCCAAACACTGGCCTTGGTCATGCGAGCAACGACGTAATAATCAACAATCGTCATGTTGTAGCCGTAGCTAGAACAAATGATTTGATTGAGTTCGAGCTTGCTGGTCTGGAGGGTTAACTGCTCTGCTGTAACGGTCATTAAAAACCTTGGTGAAGGGTGGGAATCTCTCCCATGCCTAAATCATACCATGGGTATACCCCGTTGGCCACATCAACGGCGTTTTGCGTTTAAAGCACAGATGACAGTACAGACGATCTTTTCTACATCTCGGCTGTTGACGTTGTACAAACGATTTACAGCAGCTACCGCGGCATCAATCGAATCCCGACCTTTCGAATAATGGACTGGCTTGATCTCAGGAATTGGTGCGGGTTGATTTGCTTCGCTCAGTACACGAGCCCGTAGCAGTTCTTGGCGCGGGATACCGCGCTGCATGGCCTCAGCGTTTAAGGCGTCGCGTTCTTCTTCAGTCAAGCGGACATCAACCCGGACAGGGTACGTGCGGTTGCAATCAGGCATTAGAAATCAAATGAATCAGTTGGCTGAGCTTTAACAGGCTCAGGTTGACAAGGGCGAACGTCTAGCTCCCAGCGCAGGTTGCTGATGGTCACCATGGGGCTCCCGATTTTTTCAACTGAAATTTTGTCGGGGTTGCTTCCGTCGCGAACAATAAACCCGTTAGCCCATTCGTCACCCCTGCGGATTTCGACTTTGGTCTTTGGATTTATTGAATTAGAGGGTAGTACGCTTGTATCGTCCTGGGAGTTAATTTTATTGGATTTAATGGATTCAACTGATAAAGATCCAATAGATCGGTTAGATCCCGGTTCTGAGCCTCCCAGGCACCATTCCATGGCAGCAGGGCTTGCCATCCAATAAATCCGTGGCCTTGAACCTGTTTCTTCTGCCCGAACAGGAATCGACAGCCCTTTTGCTTTTAGTGCCCGCAGCTCACGCGAGACATGCCCTTTTTGTTTGTCTAGCTCTGTAGCAAGCTCTTCAACAGAAACATCAGCGTTAAGCCCTGTACGCAAAGTTAGGTAGTCAAAGACCGATGCTCTAACGCCGCCTAGTTCCATGATGCGTTGCCCAGCCCTTTCAACTTTCTGTGCCTCTTCCAGTCCATCTAGATAAGTCCAACCACCTTCAGGCAGGTACTGCCCCATCACACCACCTGATTCATTGCCGCCTCGACCTTTGCCAGCAAATCCCACGCGCTTGTCGATACGGGCTAAACCGTCTTCTTCTTGTGCAACCCAGCGCATTAATACGCCCCAGCTAAACACCGAGCTGATCGAGCTGCTGCCTCGGCACTCTGTAATCCAGTCCCATGTTGTTGGCCTTTTGACAGAGTGATGAATCACTAGAAGCGTTGCCCCTGTTTTTCTCAATTGGCTAATAGCATTACGAATCGGTTGTGCATACCTAGAAGTGTTTTCTTCAATGCCTGTCGGCTCCATCATTGAACTCAATGAGTCGATGATTACCAACGGAAATTGATGCTTTTCAATTTCTTCACGCATCCGACGAATGCCGTCTTTCGTAAAGTTGTACTGCTCGCCAGTTTCCATGCTGCAGAAGAAATCAACTGAATCAGCTTTAAGCGTCTGATCTTCTGCAACCAAAGTTTCGCGGCGTAATAGATGAAGCCAATCACCTTCGCTTTGGTCTGTGCCAAATACAAGAACAGGCATCCGTTCGTTAGGTATTGACAAATCACGACCTAAAAACTGCGGCACACGATCGCGCAATGCAGCAATCAATCCAGTAGAAAACGATGACTTGCCAACCTTTGGCTGGCCGATAATGACGTTTGACTCGCCAAGCTTGACCATGCCGTCAAGCAGGAACACAGATTCGGTAGCTTGTAGCTGTTGGCCAGCCCTATAAACGTTGCCTTTCTGAAGCCGACGCTCAGCAGCGTCAAGATATGCCTTAAGTTCCGTATCTTTTGCGTCGTCGTGGACGCTGAGATCGAAAGCCTTGTTTCGCATTAGGGGCATCCAATCCCGTTCCCTTTCGGTTTGGATCAATGTTTCGGCGTGTAGGGCTAGGGCTGTTAACGCTTGTTGAAGTGGCGGTGTGCTGCTTAAGGGTTTTTCTGTAGAAGGCATCAGAGGCCAGTGATGGTGAAAAGTAGTCGTCGTCGGTGTAAACGCCAAGGCGTCTTAACTCGCGAAAAGATGTCAGCTCTTCGCTTGATTCATAAGGGTGTTCTAAATCCCATGCATCTAACGCAGCGTCTGAGCGTTGCTTTTGCATTGCGCTGTATTTACCGCACATTGCTTCGTCTTCGTCGTATTCAGACAGAAGCGAATAAGGCACCCATTGCAGAAGGTCAAAAGCTCGCTCTTCTGCATTGAGATTAGTCACGGGCTAAAGGCTCAGGCTCTGATGCAATTGCTTTTTGTAGCAGCAGATTGACCCAGCCAACGCGTGTCACGCCAATTGGTTTCTTGCGATCAACCTCAAAAATGACTCTAGGGTCAACCCGCACGTAGCTGCTTGTCACTGGTTCAAGTTCTTCAGGCATTGGCCTATGATCGGTTTGCCATTAGATTATGGCCCTTCTGCCATTGGAATGGAACCCCTTGATGCTCGAACCGATAACAGAGCTGGAATTTTACAAAAAGCAACACCGGTACAGGCTGCGCAATCAGTGGCTAGCACACAACGTTTCTGATGTGCTGGCTTTTGATATGACGCCATTCAAGCAAGCAATGATTGATAAATACAAAGACGGCCCAGATGGGTGGGCAATTAGGGGTGAAACCATTCATGATTGGCTTGATCAGCACCTAAAAGGGGAAAAGCCACTTGTGCCAGAAAAATGGGCACCGTGGATTGATGCCTTGTTAGATGAGCAGTTTTTTGATGATGCAGAAATCCTCGCGACTGAGTATCGCGTTGTTGATCCTGGCAGAAGCTGTGCTGGCAGTTTTGACTTTCTACTGAAAAAAGACGGTTACATTCAAATTGGTGACTTGAAAACAGTTTCATCTAAAAAAGCAGTCGCTACAAGGAAGCCTGCTACAGCGCAGCTTGGAGCGTATGCATCAATGCTAAGCAGGCAAGGCATTTATCCTGACATTGGCGTCACACTGGTCGTAGGCCCTGAAAAAGTTAAGCTGATTGAGCAAAGCGTTGGGACTTGCCTTGAAGCCTGGGAAGAGGCTTGGGACAAATTCCAAGTAACACAGCCAGACTTTTGAGCAGACAAATCAAGATGAAATGTGCAAAGTGTGGTTCTTTCCGTGTCCATGTTGTGACTACAAAGAGAACAGTCGAAGGCCCTTACGAGATTGTTCGTCGGCGTCATTGCATCAGTTGCAACCATCGTTGGTACACAGCACAGGTTCCAGAGGTTGAAATTCCGTCTAGTGCCATGACTTGGGTTGGCGACGAAATTAAGTTGCACCTGCACCCTATGTTTGATTGATGTGGCAGGGTATACCCAAATGTGATACTATTTCGCTAGAAGGCTTAGCCTTTCTTTTCCCCCTTTAAAAATGACTTCGTATCAACGGCGTAGACCGCGCACCCAAGGCTACAGTTACAACAACAAGCCTGAACGGACAAATTTTTTGGTCTGTCTTGTATTTGGTTTGCTTTTTTCTACAGCAACCTGGGTGACGCTTACAAGCGTTCATAACCAGCAGCAAGTGACTCATTGCGAGCAAGGCTGGCAACGTGCTTGCGAAACTCTTTAGCAGGACACAAATTGAGCGATTGCTTTACATTCACTGTTTTAGGTAAACCTGCCCCACAAGGCAGCAAACGCCATGTCGGCAAAGGTATTTTGCTTGAGTCGAGTAAGCGGTGCAAGCCTTGGCGTCAAGATGTTCGGCACACTGCTCTTCAGTTGCTGCCTAATGGCTGGCGTGCCATGATGGACAAACCAATCATGGTCTCGATCACTTTTGTGTTCGCTAGGCCCAAAGGTCACTACCGCACAAACGGCGAATTAAAAGCAAAAGCTCCTAGGCATTGCACCGCACGCATTGGCGACACAGACAAGCTTTGTCGGAGTGTTTTAGATGCCCTTTCAGGCGCAGTGTTTTCAGATGATTCTCAAGTGATTAATTTATCTGCAGAAAAACGTTATGCAACCAGAAACGAACAACCTTCCGCAATCATCACCGTCGCCGCAATTTCCTAATCTTGGCAATGTCATTACGACTGATGACGTAAGCCAAAAAGGAACCGGTAGCTACAAGGCTGATTATGTCAATTGGTGCCGCACTATGCACCTGCTACATGATCACGCTCCAGGCTGGCAATTCTGCCTTGCTTATTACGTTGACAACAGTCACGTCTGGAAAGCACCTAACGGCACTGCTTATGTTGTCGGCTATTTCACTGGACCAAATAGCGAACGAACGCCTGACTTCCCTCAGGCGATTATGGACAACCGCAACAACGCAGTTGCTTACGAAAAAGTTAGCGCCCGTGATTTGACAGACAGTCATCGACGTTGTTTATGTACTGCTGCCGCAGCACAGTTTGGGCTTGCATGGCAGCTATGGGCACGGGAAGACGTTGAGAATCCACATCGTGGAGAATCGACAGCGGCTGCTAAGCCTGCAGCAAAGATCGAAGGTATTGCCGACAAGGATCAACCGCTTTCAAAAGAAGATCGCGAACAATGCCTTGGTCTTATCAAAGAGCTGACGCCTGACAACCTTGCTCGATTTTGTACGGAGTTTCGACGGGACCATCATATGGGGCCTAACGACAAGGTTGCCCCCGCCTTGACTTCTAAACGTCATCAAGACTGGATGAACGCTAATCTCAAAAACTATGTCTAATGAAGAAAAAACGCAACAAGCTGAAAGAGATGAACATCGCAGTCATCTCCATTTTCAATGTCGGCTGGACACTGATCTAGCCATGGCACTCCGACACTTCATGAAGTCTCGGGGTTACAACGCAAATCAAGCGTTAACCATCATCGTTTCTCAATTCTTTAAAGGCATCAAACACAATGGCTGATTTCGCCCCCGACGCATTCACGTTTTGGTTTAACTGCAACCAAGACAAAAAAACTGATGGTGCTTATTGGGCTTCATCTGAAGTGCCTGTCGCTGAACTACGCAAACTAGTTGAATGGGCCAAAACTGCAGAACGCACTGAAAACCAAAAAGGGGAAGAGTGCGTAAAGCTTCGCGCTAATCTTCGCCCTCGCGTTAGCAAAGCCGGTAACGACTTCTTGCTGATGGCAATCTCTGATCAGAAGCCACCACAAGCAGAAGCTGATTTCTGATTCATTCAAGGGCACGGCTAACCACCGTGCCTATTCTTTTGATATGAAACCAAGTATTGAGCAAGTCGAAAAAGATGGGAAATTAGTTTGGCGTGTAGAAGCGGCAGGCGTCGTTCGCTACCACGAGCAAGATTGGCAGGCACAATGGCTTTACAGCTATCTGATGCGCCTTTATAACTGCGACGAGATCAATCCTCAAAAGTCCTGATCTATGGTTTCACCACACTGGACTACACGGCCCCAAGACCAAATTGCAGCAGCACAGAAACGAGCTGAAGACACGTTGCACGAATCGAATCCAAAGCTGACCACGCTAGAAAAAGCTTTTAGGACTTCTGCTCTCCGCCAGAAAGCACGGCGTCGAGCAAGGCAATGTGACCAACCGCCTGTTTAAGCAGTTTCCCTTGATGCCACTGCTGCCTTACCATCGCAACGCAAAGCTGAGACAAAACATCAACGTTGTCACAGTCTTCTATAGATCTAATTGATCGCTCAAGTGTTAGTTCTTCTTCAAGACTTGGTTTAACCACCATCCAGTCGAAACTGTTCGAGGCTGCGTTTCTCGGAGGCATAGGGCTCCTCAGTCTTAAAACGTATGTAATCACCTATAGCTGGGAATAACCAGTCTTGCACTGGTAAACAAGCCTGCCAATTCACAGGTTGAACACAGTTCATCACGACTGTCGTCCAGAACGCACTGATATATCCCCAGTTCATCGATCAACAAATATGGCCCAACCACTTGCTTCACCCTCGATCAGAAATCGTTGGTAGAACGCAGCCCGGGACATTCTGATCAACTCACCAGATTTTGTGGTGTCATGGCCGCCATGCTGCATATTTGGTTTGCCCATCGGATCCATGGCAATAAAATCATCTTTGTCGTAGCCGATGATTACGCTCCAATGTCCACAGCCTTCGCTATCGCATACGGCTGGATTGCCTTTAGTGAAATCACCTTTATGCAGCCAACCAACCATTAGCGGTCTGCCAGCATCGATTTCAATTTCAATGTCTTCAACTCTTACATTTTTGCGAAACTCGGCATTCAAGCCAAATGATTGCAACGTAGAAACTTGAGCGTGGACTTCAGTGGTGTCACCATGCTTGCGACGCCTAATCCGGTAAGTGTCTTGACTTTGAACAACTCGGTGAAACGCAGCGACCATGGCGGCAGCAGAGTCAAAGCACTCCCGAAAGCCATAGCCGGTAAGGCTGTCTAGCTGGCTGTAATAGGGAACGCCATAAACCTCTTGGTGGATGCCGCTTGTTTTCCACATCTGAAACCACTCGGCTTCATCCGTAAGCAATACGTCGTCAATTGAGTTTTCCAGCTCTGCAATTGCAGCTAGCTGGTGGGGATCGCCTTTTTTGAAGAATTGAAAAAACGGAAGTAATGACAGCCCCACGATTACGCCCCAAACCCACATTTACTTCTCAACGCGATCTCCAGGGAAGAGTAGATCTTGGACATACTTGCAAGCCACATCGTCTAGCTGGTTGTCTGTCTGCTCGCTGATCTTGATCAAGCAGTCAAGTAGCAGTTGTTTTACGGCCTTTGATTTGATGAAGCCAAACAAAATTGGCTTTAGAAGTAAAACCATGACAGCACTGTGTGTGCCGTAAGTCTAAGTCCGATTTGCGTGGCCTTCCAGTCGTGCAACATTCTGCTCTAGGTCTGAGATTCGAGCGAATAGCTCCTGGTCTCGAACCCTCAGATCGGCATGGAGCACATCCATCCGTGACGCTAAATTATCGACAGCTGACGTCAGACGCACCAACGAATCCCTTCCATGCTGGTTTTCACGGCTGGCACCTTTGATACCAGAAGCCGCCACGCCTATTGACGCACCAGCAACAGCAGCCCAAATTTCAACCACCATTCGACCTCTAGCGTGAACTCATCATGGCAGAAGAACAGAGTAAGCAGGAGCAAGAAAACGACAACTCACGACTGGGTGATGTCATCAAAGTTGTGTTGCTTGGTTGGGCAATGGCAATCTTGACCGCAAATTACTTGGGGGTCTTTAAGCAGTCGCTTGATCCGACCTACCCAGCTTCCATTCTTTCTGGCACAGCAGCGTCCTTTGGCTTAGCTGTCGGCAACAACAAAAAAGCAAAAAAAGAAGAGCCTACAATTAAGGAACAGACCTCTACGTCCAAACCCAAATGAGACGTTTTCTCTTCTTATCCTGCCTAACGTTTTTTGCGGTAAGTCCTGCTTCAGCGGATATTACGCACGCTATTAAATCCTCAATCTCGCTAACTGTTGATGGAGCAGCGTCCCAGTCAATTCGGCAACCGTCTTCATTTTCAGTATCTGGCTCTAACGTCACTTTGGGTACTGCTCCTAAGCTGGGGACACTTACTTCCGGCACTGCTCTTGGGTATACTCCTGGCGTTTACAGTATTACTACTGCTGGTGACAGCTTTTCGTATTCAGAATCGTACATAGAAGGTGATGATGTCCCAGCTTTACTCTCTACAACTGTCACTGGTGGCGTAGTTCCTGCACTGCCTACTTTTTCTAATCAAACAGTTACCTCCGGAGGCACAGCAGGTACATTGGCCGGTACGCTCGCGACTGACGGGGCACTCACAATCACTGCAG